TTGACACTGCCACGCTGACCTTTCTTGACCCCAGATTGGGGGACAATAGGGTTAGCGAGCTCAATGTCACGCATATGCATCCACACGGACACGGAGCAAGTGTTGGGTGACGCAGTGCCACAAGTAAATTGTGACATACACGTAACGAAAAACCTACCCCAATCATACAGACCAGATTGGATATTGCAATAATAACTCGGAGCACAATATGGAATTTCCATAGTAACTTCCTTGTCAACCGCAATGTCCATTTTTATACTGGGCTGCTGAGTCTTCGCACACAACGTCTTACGCGATACGTAGAAATTGGTGTTATGGATGTAATTCGGTAAAAAGTGTAACAGGAGACCTCCTGCATTGTAGGGAGACGAATTCACTTGCAAAGTGATAACTATCGTTCCCCGAATGTTGGAAGCTCCTGAGATTTTATTCATCCAGACCGGGTTACCTTGGATCAAAGGTAAAACATCAGATGAATACAGCAAGTCATTACGAAGGCTAGACACACCAAAATTAAAGGTAGTCACAAGATATGGCTTCTCGAAAAAAGCTGCAATTTCCTGTGATGAACCAGTAGTTCCAGAATGCGTAGGGTCTTCAATAACAACCGGGTTTGACTTCAATATCTTCCCACTGGACGTCACATCAGTGGTCGTCCCCTCAGTTTGAATCTTAGGGGCTTCGATTATGTTTTTGTTTTCATTTTCAGTAAGTCGTCTTTTTGGTAAATACTCCGTAGAGTAACACTTCGCTGACTCAGACGAAGGCCCTATTGGATTGTCCTAGGTATTGGTGTCTCTCCTTCCCACCTTGAACAGTAATGCTAAATAGCACAGGAATGACCTAACATGTCACGCAACAAAATAAGTTTAAATCCAAAAATTATTCTCATATGCAGATCGAAAACATGCTAATACAACTGAGTCGGTCAAACTCAGAGGCTGGGCAAGGAGCCAGATTACAACAACTCTTGCGAGGCCAAGGTTATGGCCTGCAGAGTGTCATAATCAGTCACTTCGGGAATATATCCCAAACGACTCATTGACTCCTTAATAATGCGCTTGCTCCAAAAAGCAAACACCTCGTGATCATGTAGGGACAGCTCCTTAAGGGCCGTCTCAACATTAACACGCACATCCTCAAAATTGTGGTCGCTCTTCTTAGTCCACTGGGGCATCTCTAAAATAACAGATAACTCAAGTGGGCAAAGACGCTTACCACTACGTACTGACCGAGTAAATGAACGCTTCAAAAACGCAACCTCACTCAGTGGACGCAACGGGTCAACCTGG